ACATCGGCCGTCTTGTTGATCTCGTATGCCAAGCCAGAGAACAGTGCCGTCGCACCCGCCAAGATAGCCAGAAAGGGCGCAAACTTGGTGGCGATGCCGCCGACCATGCTTCCGAAGTCGCGGAACGCCTGCCCAAGCCCGCCCTGCCCTGAATAGACAGCCTGCACCTGCGAACCTTGCTGCAGGAGCGCGGTGAATGGGTTGGCACCACCCTGGATCTGGACGGCTAAGTCCTGGAGCTGGAAGCCGAGCTGCGCTTGACGCTGCATCACACGCGCGGTGGTGGCACCAAGTGCCGCGGCGTTCCGGTCCATCGCCTTCGCGGAGGCACCGAATTGCGCCAAGGACGTTTCGGCGCGCTTCATCCCCTGCTGGAACTCGGCAGAGTTCAGCCCAAGGTCTACGCGGAGAGCGCCAACTGAAGCCATGGTTTAGTTTCTCCGGGATTTCACCCACGCCTCAACGGCGCTGAACTGCATTTTCCAAGATTTCTTAGGGGCTGCGACCTGGCCCTTATCGAGTAGCGCATCGAGTTTGACGAACTCGGTGGCCTTTGCGGGCGCGTAGGCAGTGAGCTGGGCGACGTGCCACGCCAAGACCATGCGGTCATTATGCTCTAGCCGGCGACGTTCAGTTGCGCCCTTGAGGTATGAGCCTATCTGTCGCGGCGTCAGCCGCCAGAACAACTCTCCATCGAAACCCGCGGCGATGAAATCGACTAGGAGCCCTTGCCAGTCCCATCCGCCGCCGTCTGAGGGTTTTCCTCCTCGCTCTCCTTGCGGGGCGGGAAAGTGATCTCAATGGCCTTTTTGAGAGCCTCGTTGATGGCGGTCATGCCGGCAGCGTCGATGATACGGCCCGCTTCCTTTTCGTCGGGAGCGGGATCATTCTCGCTAAGGGCAAACCACACCACTGTTCGTAGCCCCTTAATGCTAGGGCGGCTGCCCATATCCTCCATGATTTCGTTGAAGGACTTGCCGCCGAAGTGGTCCTCCATCTCTACCAGCGTGTTGGCGGAAAGTCGGAAGTTGTACGTCTTTTCGCCAGCAACCAGGGCCACTTCGCCCTTGATAGGGTTCGCCATTATGCTACCACCGCCGCCGTTGCCGCGCTTTCAGCCATCGTGCTGAAATCATCGTTTGCGCCGGTTACTTCAACCGTGATGATGTCGCCAATGTCGCCGGTAACAGGCACGTAGCTCGTGCCGGTTGCGCCGACAATATCGGTGCCTGCGGCTTGCCACTGGAACTCGAAATCACTCGCTCCGGCCCAGGCGCCCCAGTCCACGGTGAGCGGCGAACCAACCTTGGCAACGCCATCAATGACAGGTGCGATGAGATTGCGAGGAGCGGTCGGCGCAGTCAGCGTCGGCTCGCCAGACACCTTGAACGTCGCCGTGGCAGTCATCACGCTGTCCATCGTAGCAGGCGTCTCATAACCCGTGCGGACACCCCTGAACAGAAGCTGGCAACCGTTGGCATAAGTGACGCGAACAAGCTTCCGCTTGCCTTTCGATGCCCGAAGATAAATGTCCGTGGCGCTGCCCGGGACGTAGTTCATTTCAATCGAGAACTCGCCGGGGTCGGTGAGGGTATCGATGAATTCGCGCGTCTTATTTGGCGACTGCATATGCGTTGCATCAGCAGTTTCCGTGGTCTCGTTCGGCGGATTGGTGTTCTTCGCTTCCTTGATGAAGAACCAAGTTACCGGGTTGTCCGCATCGGTCATTTCGACCGAGATGCCGTACCCAATACCTGCCTCTGTATCGGTCATGTCAAGCGCTCCATAGAAAAAGCCGCCCCGGAATGGAGCGGCTTCGGTTGATGTCAGTGAGTGTCGGTTAGATCGCTAGGCTGGGCTGGAAAGGCTCGCTTAGTCGGTCATTCTTCGATGCGTTTTCTGGCGCCCAGAGCGGTTGCAGGTTGGTCAGCGCCCACGCTCTCTTGAAGTCGTGGTGGTCAGGCGTCTCGAAGTTATGCGCTGAAAGCGGGATGATATGGTCGATCTCCCAACCGCCTCTGCCGTAGTTATCCCAAGACATGCCGACCGTGAAATGCTTTTCGAGGTGAGCCATAAGCTCATCGACCGAGTAACCTAAGAGCTCAAACGTCTTCCGCCCGCGCTTTGACCCGTGCTTGATGGCGCCCCAAATGTTAGCTGCCACCGCATCGCTTATCCTGCGACTTATCTTGGTACGAGACCGCTGATTTGCCGCCCGGCCCTGGGCCCTGACATGCTCTCGGTTGGCGTCGCGCCATTTCTTGTGAAAGTCTGGCTCCCGTTCCCGCCTCGAAGCGTTCCACACTGCCGCCCGGTGCTTGTTGGCATCATACCAGCGTTTGGTGCATCCGGGATTGGCGGCTTTGTATCGTGCCACTCTAGCCCTATTGCAGACCTTGCAATCGCGACGAACGCCGAACATGCCGTCTGACTGCTTGTGGAATTCCGCGGTCGGCTTGGTGTCGCCGCACTTGGAACAGGTCTTGACCTGCTCTAAGGATAAATCAGCCAATCGAACCTCCAGTTCGGGCTTGGTTAGGGCTAGGTCAGGCGGTGCAAACGCCTCCTAGCCCGATGATTCTACTAGGTTCTACGCCGGGCACCAATGGAAAAGCGCGTCCCGACTATCCGTGAACCACTTTTCAGGTCCGTCCTTGTCGAAGCGTGTCCGCTGTCCCTGCATGAATACGCCTTGGAATTTGTACCCGCTGAATTCCCCGCGGAACCCCGATAGTCGGGCCTCAACGGCTTCAGCAACGGCGCGGGCGCTCGCGGCGGTGGTGCCGCGGCAATCGAACTGGACACGCGTCTGAACGTATCCGCTGGCGCCGGCCATAGTGTAGTCGGTCACTCCTGAAACTACGTACATCACAACCGAAGGCTGTGGCGAGCCTTGGGGCACGGTGTCCCATTGCACCCGGTTACCAACCATCGCGGCCAGTGGAGCATAAGAGAGCAGCAGGTTGGCCAACTTGGTCTGCATTACTTGCCCCTCGCCGCCCGCTTAGCCTTGGCCGTTATGGCCTTGTCGATTTCCAGCCAAAGGTAATCACCGATAGCGTCAAGAACCCGATGCTTGGTCGCGTCCCAGGCTGGCCGCATGAAGGGGTGCGGTGGTGCGCCATCCCCACCGAATTCACGCAAGTGAGCTTGAGGGTGCCCGCCGGGCCCGATGAAGCGCTCCACCTCGGCCTGCTTTGTGTGCAGACCTGCCTGCCTGCGGGTCAGTGCGCCCGAAACATCAATCGACTCTCGGAGATTGCCTTCATCGACGGGGGCTAGCGAACGAGCCAATCGGGCGGTGATTTGCCCAGCACTATCCAGCGCCTTGCGGGCCATGTCGCGGCGTTTGCGTGGCGTGAACTGCGCCAGCGCTCGCTCTATACCGGCCAGACCCTCAACGTGGACCCGCATCTTCATTCGTCAGCCGCCGCAGCTGCACTTATCTCCAGCCCTTCGCGACGGCCAAGTTCCTTGACCCCGACTATATCGAAGGTTTTGCCCTCATAGATCACGCGGTCCTTAGCGTTCACGTCTGCCCAAGTGCTATCGTAGCGGATTTGAAACCGCACAGAGATGGTGGCGCCGACTTCGGCAGCTCGCACTTTTTCACCATCACTAGCGTACTGGACTGAAGCCCAGACGGTGGCGAGCGATGCCCACGCTTCCGTAGGCTCATTATCGTCATTGTAGGTGACGCTGTACCGCTCGATGGCGATGCGGCGGTCGAGCTTTTCCGAGCGCATCAGATGCTCAATGCCTGCATCGGGAAAACCAGATTCCCCATGGCCTCGCGGTAGACCTTGGGGTCGGCCATATCGATGGTCATTTTGACGTGCATCAGAATTGCCGATTTCATCAGCGACACACGCGGGTCGTCGGCGTCGGCTATCCCCACGTCATAGACAACGCGAACCGCCTCGTCGGTTGAAAGCGTAGCCGGCCAAGATTGCTCATCCGCCAGAATCAACCGCCCATCGGTCAGGAGGACATATGTCGCATCGTCAAGCGTCTGTTCCACACCGTCGCTGTCGAGGTATTTGACGCTGGTCAGCGGTGAAATCACCGGGCCGGCAGGCAACTGCGTCTCATCACAAAAACCGTCGAGGCGTACCTCAACAGTCTGTTCGGCAACCGAAATGCCAACCCAACCCTTCGCCCCGTCCAGTTCTGCCTGAGCAGCAAGGATTAGCGTTGTGATCAGCCCATTGCGATCACTCCCGGATTCGCCCAAGGCGGTCTTTGCCTCGTCCAGCGTCACCAGAGGTTGGGGTTGCGTCAGCACTGTCAGCTTCATGGTGGCTTCCTAGTACAGTGCCCAGATGTCTGCGGCGGTGCCGCCCGTGCGCACCTGCAGGCAAACCAGGGGATTGTAGCCGGCCTGCAGAGGAACGTTGGTGCGAGTGGTGCCGTCCACCTGGCCGAGGTTGGCGGTGCCGGCGGTGCCAACCAGCAGACC